TATGCGATTCTGTTCTACAATTATACAAGGAGAGAATTAATGAAATCTACAGTATGGATATTTTCGCTTGAGCCTATCGAAACAAGATACACTTCTCAGTGGCATAAGTATTTTCCAAAAATTATAGACAATTACCTCGATCGCGATATACAGGTAATTCAAATTGATGGAGTACAGAAAAATACCAAACCTACCCCAGGCGCTTTTTTAAATTTTTCTGATACCAATTTTTGGAAAAGCTCTCAACTCTGTAATTTTTTAGAATTTTATAATCAAGGTAAAACTTCAACCAACGATCAATTTATATTCACTGATGCATGGAATCCGGTAGTAATCCAGTTAAAGTACATGAAGGAATTGTTGGGATTAAATTGGAAGATACACGGTCTGTGGCATGCAGGTAGCTATGATCCTCAAGATTTTTTAGGTAGATTAATTGGCAATGCTCCTTGGGTTCGACATGCTGAAAAATCTATTTTTTCTGCTATTGATCATAACTACTTCGCTACTGATTTTCATATCAATATGTTTCTAGAGAATTTATTAGAGATTGATACAGATTTCATTAAAGAAGATTATAAATTTTACATAGAAAATAAAAAAATTGTAAAAACAGGTTGGCCATTCGAATACATGCCAAACACCTTGCTGATGTATAAGAACATGCCCAAGCGTGATTTAATTTTATTTCCGCATCGTGTCGCTCCTGAAAAACAATTGGACATTTTTTTAGACATTAAAGATAGCTTGCCGCAGTATGATTTCGTGGTCTGCCAGGACCAGCAATTATCTAAGAACGAATATCACAATCTCTTAGGCGAAGCTAAGTTAGTGTTCTCGGCAAACTTGCAAGAAACGTTAGGTATTAGCTGGTACGAAGGTGCTATGGTCGATGCCATTCCTATGGTTCCAGATAGATTGAGCTATAGTGAGATGGCTCTAGACGAATTCAAATATCCATCAGAATGGACTAAAGATTTCAATAGCTATAAATTACATAGAGAAAAGGTTGTAGCTCAGGTCGTAGAATATATGGAAAATTACGATAAGTATCTACCTCGCCTAAATACACAAGTGGAACTATTGAATAAAGAATTTTTCAGTTGCACAAAACTCTTGGAGATGTTACAATAAATGTCATCCTCGACAATAACTCGGAGAAAATTTAATGGAACAAAAACAAACAGGCCTTGACGCTATGGCCGGCGACGGTGGATATCAAGAAGCGTATCTAGCAGATGTCATTCGTTTTAAGATGAAGCGTGATGGGAAAAGATTCTGGGCGGGAGATAATATTTCCGAATATCTAGACGATAATGGAATCTATAAAAATAAATTAATCGCCGAAGCAACAGAAGCATTTGAAACTGTGCTAGATCGTTTGCTCATAGATCGTGAAAATGATCCTAACAGCCAAGGCACTGCACGTAGGCTTGCCAAGATGTACTTTAATGAAATTATGGCAGGACGATATGAACCAAGACCAGACGCAACAGCATTTCCAAATGATTCGGAGGATCGCTACGAAGGTATGTTGGTTGTCCGTAGTGAGCTTCGCAGTATGTGTAGCCATCATCACCAACCCGTTAGCGGCGTTGCCTATATTGGCATTATTGCCGCTGAGAAACTTATCGGCCTTAGCAAGTATACGAGGATCGCTCAGTGGTGTGCCCGTCGAGGTACTCTCCAGGAGGAACTTGCTAACGATATCGCTCGTGAGATCGAACGTGCAACAGGGGCTAAAGACTTAGGTGTCTATATCCAAGCAGTACACGGATGTTGTGAGAATCGCGGCATTATGGCACATAGCAGTCTAACACAGACTACTGTGCTTAAAGGTGCTTTCAAAGATGACGGAAATACAAAGAAAGAATTCTTTGACAATATTAAACTACAACAGGAGTTTGCACCACGATGATGGAATCTATTTGGGCTGTCGTAATTTTGTTTTCTGTAATAAGTTTAGTTACGTCTAATCCTGCTCCTCTAATTGCCGGATTAATTTTAGCTGTTATTGGCATAGGTGTTGAAAGATTTTATCGATGAACTTTTTCGAACCTCTGCGAGATGATCTGATGGTTCAACAGCAGATCAAAAATAGTTGGGAACATTTTGTCGGCGTCATTATGCTTAATCAAACTGGTCGCAAGCCTGTGAAAACCTGCTTGCCCGAGTTCCTATATTGGTTTCCTACACCGCAGGCATTGATCGATGCCGACGAAGATTTCGTCAAAAGCATCATCCAACCTTTGGGCATGGTCAATGTCCGTTATAAAAGATTGGTTGAAATGAGCAAAGACTACTTGACTTGGGACGGCGATGATGCTACAATGTTATATGGCATTGGCAAATACGGTTCGGATAGTTATGAGATTTTCTTCAAGAACAACTACTGTGTAGAACCCACTGACAAAGAACTTAAACGCTACTTAGAAGAAGAGGTATATTATATCTATGCTGCTTAAACTGCTGGAACGATTAGGTCGCAAGCGTATCATCATGGACCGAGTCAGCGATGAACCCTACCTGGAACGCTACTACCTCTTTCTCAAAGAGCGTGAGCGTTTTCCTTTCAACATTTTCCTACATAAATTTTTGAAAGGAGACCCCGATGATCTCCATGATCACCCATGGCCTTATGCTACTCTCATTCTTAAGGGCGGCTATTGGGAAACAACCCCAAAAGGCCGTTTCTGGCGAGGTCCAGGACACTTCCGAGTAAGCTCAGCGGACAGTTATCACAGGATCGAATTAGAACCAGGCGTCACTTGTTGGACTTTGTTTATGCCTGGTCCTCATCGCAAAGAATGGGGATTTGACGTAGAAGGCCGTTGGGTCAAGTGGGACGATTATCTAAGGATGCGATATGAAAAAGTTAGTGCTGGACAATAAAGAAGTTAGGCATTTAGTTTCAATGATCTGCAGAACTATCTCTGGCAGCAATTGGAGACCGGATTATGTAGTAGGAATCACCCGCGGAGGATTGATTCCTGCTGTTATGATCAGCCATTGGCTTGACTGCCGTATGGAAACGCTGAATGTCAGCCTCAGAGATAACACAGGCCAAGGGCCAGAGAGCAACCTCTGGATGGCTGAAGAAGCGTTTGGATATCATAGGACGGATCTTCCAGAACCGGGATCCAGCAATCCTGAACTGCGCAAGAACATCTTGATCGTCGACGACATCAACGATTCGGGTGCTACATTCAACTGGATCATGGAAGATTGGCCCAGTGGGTGTTTGCCTAGAGACCCTGCATGGAAGGACATCTGGGGCAATAATGTCAAGTTCGCTGTATTGGTAGACAATCTCGCCAGCAAGTGCGAACGCAAAATAGACTTCTGTGGTCGCGAGATCAACAAAGCAGAAGATGATGTGTGGGTGGATTTTCCCTGGGAAGATTGGTGGACTAAATGATGCAACTTCGCCTAGCATTAGCTCGTTGGATATTAGGCAAACATTGTGGATGTTATGTTATGGGCTATCATAAAATGTGTGATTATACTAAGAGAACCAAAAAATGAAAATAATGTTGCATTGTACAGATAAAAATGTCGATGTTGAAGCACATGTGCTCAATCACAATCGTGGTGTGTTCCTAGAAGCTGCTGTGAACACAGTAAAGCTTAGGATGACTTATGTTAAACAACACAAATCCTACGTAGGAAGCATGGCAGGACTTGAATTCACTATCCGCGAAGAAAAGATTCCAGACGAGCATCGCAAGGAGTGGACACGATGAACGACCTAGCAAAAGCAGTACCTTGGGAAACTAATTTTATTGAAGATTCAAAAGGAGCTCCTTGGACTGAACTAGAGATGGAAGACATTCATGTCAAAGTTTTCCGTGATATCTATCCAGTAACCGAGGGTCATCTTTTGTTCGTGCCTAAATACAACACTATCGCTGTTTTAAATGATGCTATGAAAAGTGCTGTGATGTACGGCAGTCGCAAAATCATGGACAGTGAGTGGGACGGATTTAACGTAGGAATCAACATAGGGGAGGCCGCAGGACAGACCTGCACTTGGCCTCATGTACACTTAATCCCTCGCCGCAAGGGTGATATGGAAGATCCCAGAGGTGGGGTTAGGCATGTTATACCGGAACGTGGTAACTATAAATTATGGCCTCAGGATACAGACTAGGCGACATACACCCAACTATGGAGAATAAAATGGAAGAACAACAAGTACCTTGCGGCTGCGGCCGTAGTGCAACAGGATTTTGTACAGGACTACATGAGATGTCTGAAGAAGAGTATGAAACATACCTCATGGAACACTTTGACGAAGACCCAGATCAGATAGGAAACTAAAATGAGAAAACAATTAATCGAAACCAGCAAAGAACACTTTCGTGCTCATATTAACAAGCACCGTATGAATATTGAAGTGATGTTAAATAATCCTACCGCTATTCACGAACACAGCGATATCATGGAAGCGATCGAAAAAGAAGCAGGTTACATCGCCGAATACATGGACAAGCTAGAAGTAATGGAAAAATACTTCGGTGAATGAAGTATTAGTTTCCTGGAAAGCGGGAGATACAATTTCTAACTGGAGCGATCTCTGTGCCAGGATCATTGAACAATTTGGATTGCCAGGCGGTAGATATAAAACAGAAGTCTGTGCAGATTGGATGAGTTTTAAATTTCTAGATGAAAAAGATGCGTTCATGTGCAAGTTATTATTGAGCGAACACTTATGAAATATGTTGTAGGATTCATGACTGCGTCATGTCTTTGGGTATTACTATTTCTAGTTTTATCTAGCATCGAAGTACCTGAATATAAAGTTTATGATTGTGGGATAGCCGAATGGCATCCAGATATTCCTAGAGAGGTGAAAGAAGAATGTCGGAAGATAAATCGAAAAAGCAGAGTTGGCGTTTGACAGTTGAAGAAGATCCGGAAACAGGGGATAATATCTTAACCTTTCCAGAAGACCTATTAGAGTCAGCGGGTTGGAAGGAAGGGGATACTATAGAATGGATTGATTGCAAAGATGGCTCTTGGCAACTAAAGAAAAAGAGTGTATAATAAATTATGGAAAAACTAAAAGTCTCTGAAATATTTTACAGCATCCAAGGCGAAGGTCGATACATGGGTGTTCCTAGTGTGTTCCTCCGCACATTTGGCTGTAACTTTAAATGTGCAGGATTTGGGATGCCTAAGGGCGAACTTACAAACGAGCCCGACGAAGTCGCTAAGAACATTCATCTCTATAAGAGTTATGAAGAATTACCTCTAGTTGAAAATGGTTGCGACAGTTATGCTACCTGGCATCCTGCTATGAAACATCTAAGTCCGTTTATGGAAATAGACGAAGTGGCTAATCGAGTAGTTGACACACTCCCATATAAAGAATGGCGTGATGAACATCTCGTTATTACAGGTGGAGAGCCTTTGCTAAAGTGGCAGAATCTTTATCCCGATTTGTTGACACATCCTCGCATGCGATCATTAAAAGAATTAACTTTTGAGACTAATGGTACCCAGGCTCTCACGGATGACTTTAAAACATGGCTTCACAGAGAGTGGCATCACGACGGAACTATCGGTCTCGGCAGAGGGCATAATTCTTTAACTTTTTCTGTGAGTGCTAAACTTAGTTGTTCGGGCGAAAGTCGAGAACGAGCCATTAAGCCAGAAGTAGTGGCAGAATACGAAGAATATGGTTACACATATCTAAAGTTTGTTATCTCTACCGAAGATGATGCCGAGGAAGCAGAAGAAACCGTAGACATATATAGAGCTCATGGATTCGAAGGGCCTGTATATCTCATGCCTGTGGGGGGTGTAGAAAACATCTACAGTCTAAACAATAAGCGAGTCGCTGAACTAGCGATGAAACTAGGATATAGATACAGTGATAGATTACAGGTTCCGCTATTTAAAAATGCGTGGGGCACATGATGTGGTTGCTCGAAGCATCGATTAGAAACGCCGAACGAATAATCTTCGATAACTGGACTTTAAAAAAAGCCGCAGGTTGGCGTTTGAAATTTTGTTGGTTGCCTAAAAAATGCGCGATATCGAATAAAAATCTATGGGGGAAGTTTGCCTATCAAGGATATAATGTGTTCTCAGGACCCGGCGATCCTGTAGTAGAACATTATTGGATTGAAAAAACTGAGTTCGTAATTTGGAACTTGAAGGGAAAAAAATGAAAATCGTAAAGAAATTACTAGGCATTGATAAAATTGAACAGGATCTTATCAAAGCCAGAGAAGCACTAGAGGAAGCAGAGGCGAAAAGAATAGAAGCAGAAAAGGCCACCGCTCTTGCTCAAGAGCAAGAAGAAATAGCCAAACTTACTCCAAAAGAACGTGCTACACGCAAAAAAGAGCCCTGGGTAGGCGTACTAAATACTCATGTAAATTCTGAAAATGTTCGCAACGGCTTTTTTGAGCTTGACTGGAATGAACATTTTGTGTTAAAATTAAAGCAAGAAGGATACGGTGAAGACGGAGACAAAGACGAAGAAATTGTCGATCGTTGGTTTCGTGAACTTTGTGCAAACGTAGTTGTTGACGGAGACTACGGTGGTCCTGTAGAAACAGGTAACTTAGACATACAGACAGTGAAAAGAAACAATAAATGACATATATTTTAGTTGATACTGCTAACACGTTTTTCCGTGCTAGGCATGTAATTAACGGCGATGCTGATATTAAACTTGGCATGGCATTCCACATAACCCTAAACTCTATCCGCAAAGCATGGCAGCAGTTTCAAGGCACACATGTTATCTTCTGTCTAGAAGGTCGTTCTTGGCGTAAGGATTTTTATGAGCCTTACAAACGCAATCGTAGTGATGCTAGAGCGGCACACAATGAACGTGAACAAGAAGAAGAAAAAGTGTTTTGGGAGGCCTTTGATACGTTCAAAGACTTTATCAAAGATAAGACTAATTGTACTGTAATGCAAAATCCACAGCTAGAAGCAGATGATCTCATCGCAGGGTGGATTCAGAGTCATCCCAATGACGATCATGTTATTATCAGTACAGACACTGACTTTGTACAATTAATCGCACCTAATGTTCGACAATACAACGGAGTTATGGAACATGTTATCACGCATGAAGGTATCTTCGACGACAAAGGTAAACCAGTCATCGATAAAAAAACAAAAGAACCTAAGCCTGCGCCCAACCCCGAATGGTTATTGT